ATATTGCTGCGCCTGCTGGTTCAGCGGCTGACTAGCTTGCAAAGCCCCGGTGTAATAGGGCTCCGCTTTGCCAGCATATTGCTGGCCTGTCTGAATGGCCCTTTGGGTCAGATCGGTGGCCCCGCCAAGGTACTGCTGTCCCTGCCCAAGGCCTGCCTGCGTAAGACCTGCCATTTGCTGCATGTAGGGCGCAGCCGATGACATGGCGTTGCCAATATTCTGTGTAGCAGCGCGCTGATACTGCTGCTGTTGAGCAAGACCCTGTCCCTGCAAAGCGGCATTCTGATTTAAATACGGATCAGCAGAAGCTGCAATATTGGCGGCATTCTGCGTAGCAGCGCGCTGATAACCTTGCTGTTGAGCAAGACCTTGCCCCTGCAAAGCGGCATTTTGCTGCATATAAGGCGCAGCCGAGTTCATGGCATTGCCGATGTTCTTGCCAGCAGCCTGATTATAAGCGGTGCCCTGCTGTTGGGCCTGACTAATGCCCTGCAAAGCGGCTTGGTTGATGGCGTTGGCCTGCCCCTGCCCCGTCTGAGCAGTACCAATTCCCCGCATTTGCAGGTCTTGCCCAGTGCCAACAGCCTGATTTGCAGCCCCCTGTTGGGCATTAATATTGCCAATTCCAGCCTGTTGAGACGAGGTAAGGCCAGCCACAAAGGCGTTAGGATCGGTCGAATATGGCGTAAACGGCGTCTGCGCCACATTCTCTGCACGGGCGTTGACGGCATTGTATCGCGCCAAAACCTCGGGAGGAATGGAGACGGTCTGAGTGCTAGAGCCCCCCTTGCCGCCACCACCATAGAACTCTAAATGGACGCCCGGAGGCAATCCCCTAGCCGCGCCGCCAAAGCTAAAGTCGTCGTCCCGGCGAAAAGCGAGAAGGGGATTACTCATCTCTTAATGCTCCGTCATAGGATATTCGCCAGTCTGGGCGCCATACAGAAAAAACGCCCCGGTTGGCTTGCCTAATTGCCGCTCGTATAGCCTGATCTTACCCGCCGTCCGCTCGTTGGAAAGCACCCCAATGAGAAGCGGAATACCAAGTTCATCTGCCGTCTGTTTGGCAAACTCAACCAATTTACGCGCACGGCCATCTCTGTGCTTGCGATGGTCAGGGTGGATGAAAATTGCCTTTTCCTCCAACACCATATCATGACTGTACCACATTGGGCCGATACGCAAAAGGATGGCCCCTTCCATAGGACCACCCTCTTTTCCGATGATGCCAATGAGGCCGTAATTTAAGTTAAGGGCCTGCCATAACTCATTGAGAAGCTTGACTTTATCAGGGTTTCTGAAGCCGTTTTCGGCGCAGGCCATCATGGACAATTCCATGGCTTCATGGATGTCGTCCGGTGTTCCAACTCTTACTTTCAGTTCGTCGCTCATATTTTCCCCTCTCAGTTTTTCTTCGGGCCCGGTAGGGCCTTCAGAGTTTTGATGGTTTTGGCGCGCATCCCCGTCACAAACCCATCGAAAGTTTCATGCCCCGTATCCATATCGCCGTCTCCCGCCCACATCACTTCATGGGGGGTTACGACATACTCACCACCCGCCGCCACAATAGGAACGGCGCGGACAGGGCCACCGGACGCCTTTGGCATGGCCTTGGCCCCGCTCAGGATCTGCTTCATCTGCTTGAAGCCCGACATGGTGTTCCCCTCGCCCATTGCGCTGATGATGTCGGCGGGGATGACGTAGGAGCCAGAGGCGACGTGCATGGGCAGATGATCCGTCCGGCCAGACACGGGGCTATGGATTGGGCCTTCGTGGATCACTTCAGCGCCGGGCTGGGCAGATTTCTGCATGAAAGCAGGGGTATGGCCCCCAAACGCCTTGGTCTTGCGGGCGGTGCTAAGGGCCGCTGCTATGGCCTGATCGCGAGGATGACCGGACCCAATCATCTCAGAGATGTTGTGGCTGATGGTCTTTTGAGATTTTCCGCGCGATAGGGGCATGGCGTCCTCAATTGGCCGTATAGGCAACGCAGAAGTTCATTCCTGCGTCGGTTTTCAAAACTATACCATTGGTGTATGCCAAGTTCACGTTTTGATAGGGCGTGAAAGAAGCGGCGTTTGACGGCAAAGACGCATAAAGCAGATTAGTTGCTGATATGCCGCCAGTTGTAGCCGAGTTATAGATATAGACCTGCGCCGAACCCGCATGAACGGGTATGGAGACTGCAAAAATCCGCCCAGTGCCTGCCGTTATCAAAGTTGTAGTCGATGCGGCAACCGTCGCGCTTGTCGTTGCGGGAAAAGAAGAGCCAGCCAGATTGGTAAGTTGCGTGACAATCAACGCCAAATTGCTGCAAACACACGGCAAATCGGCCTCAATGAGCGCCAATTTCTGCCCCAAATTGTTGATGGCAATCACGCCATTTCGCTGGGTAGTGAGGATGTCGTCTAAGGAAGCGGCCATTAGAACTTCCCATCGGGTTGAGTGCGGTAACGTAGATTGCCGATCCTCCAGAAGCTGTTCACGTCACTGCTACTGATCTTGATCGACACCAATCGCCCCCTAAACCTCGGAGAAACGAAGGTCGTCGATTGCGTAAGGTTAAAGGGGCCGTAGGCAATCGGCGTCTGGCCGGGATAATCAGTCGCGTAGAAGGTCAACTGAACCTGCGCCGTAGGCGTCTGGTAGACCGTCGTGCCATTGGCCGTGCCGCCAAAATAGCCCCACTTCATGTCGGGCCAGACCTGATCGACAAACATCTTCAATTCAGCTTCGGCTATCTGAAAGTAGCCGGTCTGGAAGTTGGACAGCATAGGAACGTCATCAACGCCATTGGTGGCGGCATTTGTCGAGGTTTCGTGCTGGTAAATGTACTTGTCCGTCCCAGCCCCAATAGGCGGCCCAAGGACGCTTTCGTTGGTCCAAGCCGTGCGGGCAAGGGAGCCGTAGTCCCACTGCTGCAAGACGACGTTGTATTTGACGTAGGCGTTGATCTCGCCTCCATTGCCCTTTGTCGGGTAGTACCAAGCCACCTCACCAAAGCGGCTGTTTACGGCAATGCGGATCTTGTCGAGGTTGGTGCTATCCAAATCCTGAAAGATCACGTCCCACACGGGACAGGGAATGGGCTGCGGGCCACTACCTGCAAGCGTGTAAAATTGGCTCTGGCCCATCCAATAAACCACGCCGCTCATTGAAGCAGCCGCCTTGCGCCCAATCAGGCCGCACCCAGTGCCGATTTCATTGAACTGGTAGACGAATGGTAGGCCAACATACTGCATGGACCACAGGCCAAGATCCGTCCAAATCAGGGTCTGTTGTGCGGCCTGAATGCCCTGAATGATCTTGGAGCCCTTGGGGATGCGGTAGGAACCAGCCTGATTGGTGACGGTCGCCGTCCATGAGGTGAAATCGTCAACGTCGCACCAGCGGATCAGCAAGGGGTCTTGGATGCCTGTTTCCGTCGATCCCCACGCAATGATCTGCCGTTGGGGCATGGCCACAACGATACCGGCATTGACGATTGGGGCGGTGTTAATGACCGCAGAAACAGAGTATCCAGCCGCAGGAGACCACTCATAAATAGGGCCATTCAGGGGGCATGAGATTAAAATCTCGCCCCAATTGTCTAAGGTCCAGTCGGAAGTTGAGATCGTACTGCCGTTTTGAACAACGACACTGCCAGTGCCATATCCGCCTCGGCCATAGCCGCCAATGCCGTAACCCGTGCCATTTGGGAGGGGGCCAACGCCAATGTAATAGACGTAGCGGGCCAAACCTCCGTTCATGGGGCTATTTGTAACGGTTGAAGACGCTGTAGTAGAGGCAATTATCGTGAAGTTGTTGGCATCAATGACCGTTTGAACGGTGTAGTTTCCATAAAGAGTGACACCGCCAACGGTTGTTGAAACGACAATCGGGAACGTGCTGCCAACGGAATAGCCGTGATTTGTCAGGGTGATAGTAACAACTGCACTGGTGTTGACCGTGCTAAATGAAGCAACTGCGCCACCATTGGTGACAGTGGAGGTTGCCAGCGCAGGAGCACCAAGAGCGTCAACGGCAGTAATGTGGTAGGTGTTAGCCGATAATGTTGGATTGGTTGTTGGATAAACGCCAAAAAGCACCAAGCCGCCAACGGCAATGGGCGTTTGGATGTACACGTTATCCCATTGGGTAATGCTGGACCCGGTATCTGTTATGGTAACGTCGCTGCTACCCGAGACAGTGCTGACGCTAACGGCAACGTTATGCGTCAATGTGCGGGGCGTTATGCTGAGAACATTCCCATCAAGGATGTAATTTAAAGAAGCTTCAGCGCCAACTGCCAGATAGGAATTGCTGTTGGTGTCTTCCCACGCCCACAGGCAACGGATGTAAGACGAGAACGGCCCCGCGTAGGTGGTCCATCCGCCCAGCTTCTGCACAAGCCCAACGCCCTGCCGATCCGGCACGAACCGAATTAAATCGCCAGATGAAATCGCCGCCTCGTTGAGGGCTAGAGTGCGATTAACATCAACGCCGGGGATAAGCTTGAGCGAGGCATGGGGCATGGGTTATCCCCTCGACGGCGAAGCAACAGGTGCCGGGGCCTGCGAAGACCACGCCGCGGCCTCAAACTTTTTCCTCGCCTCGTCAATCGTAGCGCCCTTCAGAAGCGCCTGATACTGGGCCTCATAGCTCTGCGCCATCTGCGGGTCGTCAGACTGCCGCCCAAAGTTGCGCTGGTATGCCGAGATGTAGATCATGGACGCCATGATGAATACGTCGGGCAAATAGAGGCTGATAAAGGTTGTGGTGTTAGTCGAGGACAGGCTCGCCGGGCGATATGTGCCAACAATCTCCACATAGTAGGTGGCGTCCGAAAACGGTCCCACCAAAAAGAGATTGTCGTTGAAGGGCACAAAATACTGGGGTATGCCGGTATAGGAAGCAGACCCGTAAACAGCGTCTAAATACTCTTTTGTCGTGGGCAAAAGAGGGTTTCTAGTGCCAGCGTCGGGGTTGATTTGCCCGGCAGGCGTGATGACGTTGATCTGCTCACTGACGACAATCGTGCCCTCTGGGATGGTGATCTGACGGCTTCCATTGGTGATTGTATAGCCAGTGATGGACGTGGACGTGAACAGGAAGTCCAAGTCACGGTACATCCGGTTCTCGGCGTAGGTGATCATGGCAGGCAAAATGGCCAGATAATTGGCGTCCGTCTGGTCAACAACGGCCATTTCAGCAATCTGCTGAACATAGCTCATGGTCCCCGATACGGTTCCGTTATAGGACAAGCCAGTGGTCAAGGCCGTTACTCCTGTAAGCGCCTCTTATAGCACTTATTTTTGCCCTTCGCACCACCCCTCACGGCGCGCATTGTTCTGCTTAACTTCAATGATCGTGGCGGTCGTGTCCTTGGACGACCAAGACACATCCCGCCAAACCTTGCAGACAGCGCCGTTAGTCGCGACGGTGGCCGTCTGACTCGCGCACCCGCTCAGGAGAAGTATCGACAGCATCGCCAGCATTAACCGCACGGCCCATCCTCCTCAAAGCGTCTGCCGTCGCCGCAGCCTCAACTTCCGCCACGGCGTCGGCCCTGATCTTAAAGTAAACGCCAGACAAGACCATTATGGCGACAACCGCCATAGTCAGGCAACGCCCTACTGGCGTGAAAAGCAGGCTAAACACCGTCACGATCCATGTTCTTTTTGCGCCAGTACCAGATCGCTCCGCCAAGGCCAACGATGACCACCATAATGAGGAAGTTCGTGTTGCTAAGTAGGCCCATAAGCTGATTTGCTGTGTCAGACGCATCCTGCGCCTGCGCAGCGATCTCCTTAGCGGCACCCAAACCTCCGAGACCTGCCGTGATAACCGCCGCATTACCCTGTTTGCTTTCTGCCATTGTTCTGACAGGTACAGGATCTGGATCGGTGCGCTGTTCCTGTTCATGCTCAAATGCCTGTTCTGGCGTTTTGGTTGCGGCGGGGGATGTCGCCCACCACGCACTTTCTGCCTGACGACGACGCACAAGGCCCGGCAACACTTTCCCGCCGCCCTTGGTCCATTTCATCAATTCGGCTGGCACGGCGTCAAAGTCACCAGCATTGATTTTCTTCAACAGCGTGGAAGATTTGAGAGCGCCAGTACCAGCATTGTAGGCAAAGTCCACCAAAACGTCGAACTGGTGCTGTGTCAAAGGTTGTTTGACCATGTCATAAACGGCGGTTTCATACTTGACCAGATCCTGCCGCAGGATGTCGTCTGCCTGCTTCTGAGTGATCGTCATGCCGTCAGTGACTTCTGGCGCCCCAGCCGCAGAAGTGTGCCCATAGCCAATTGTACACACATTAGCTGGGCAACGATACGCCTTCAGCTTGCAGCCTTCAAACTTCTTGAGAAGGGCGTCAATGCCCGCTTGGCTCATGTTCATGGCTGTTTCCCCTTCTCCAGCAAAGTGATGCGTTTATCTAGCGCCGCGATCATCTGGGCCGTATCAAAACGAATGGCCGCGCGGGCCTGTGCGGCATCAGCCACCATATCCATGCGGCTCTTCTCAATCGCAGACA